TTAGCTGATGACGCAGTAACTACTGCGAAGATAGGTGCTGGTGCTGTCGGGTCAACAGAGTTAGATACAGGAGCAGTAACCACTGCAAAAATAGCAAATGCTGCTGTTGTTACATCTTCAATAGGTAATAATGCAGTAAGTAATGCTAAATTAGGTAATGATTCTGTTACTACTGCCAAGATTCAAGATGGAGCAGTTACATCATCAAAAATTGCTACAGACGCAGTAGGAAGTGCTGCACTAGGGCCAAACGCAGTAACATCTGCACACATAGCTGCAAACACTATTACTGCTGATGACATAGCCACAGATGCTGTTGGAAGTGCTGAACTAGCAGCAAACGCAGTAACATCAGCACACATTGCAGATGGAGCTATTGTTAATGCTGATATAAACGCAAGTGCAGCAATAGCAGGGTCAAAGATTTCTCCTGATTTTGGAAGTCAAGATATAGTTACAACTGGTAAAATTAAAGTTGATGGAGATGGTGGAAGTAAATATATTTCTGTTGGAGATAACGAGGATCTTAAAATTTACCACGATGCTTCAGGGCCATCAATTATTGCTGATAGTCAGAATCAAGGATTAAAAATATCAGCTAAAAACTTAAATTTTACAGAATATACAGGTGCTACTACTAGATTTAAAATTAACGATGATGGTCATGTTGATGTAACTGGCAATTTAGACGTTGGTGCAGGGCTTGATGTAACAGGGGAAATCACAGGCACAAGCCACCTAGATTTACCAGATGATGCACAGATAAAACTTGGTGATGACGATGATTTAATACTGAAACATGATGGCTCAAGTTCCTATATTTCAGATGTTGGTACTGGTAGCTTATATATTCAAGGTGAAAATTTAATATTAGAAAATACTTCTGGAACTAACTACTTTGCTGGTGTATCAGGAGGAGAAGCAATCCTATATTATAATGGCTATACAAGACAGCAGACAACTTCATCAGGCGTTGATATAACAGGTAATATCACAGTATCAGGAACAGTTGACGGTAGAGACGTTGCAGCCGATGGTACAAAACTAGATGGCATTGAAGCTAGTGCTGATGTAACTGACGCGACTAATGTTAATGCTGCTGGTGCAGTAATGAATAGTGACCTTGATGGTAAAGGTGAACTACTTGTTGGTGATGGGTCAGGAGATCCTAGTGCGTTAGCTGTTGGTACTGATGGTTTTATTTTAAAAGCTGACAGTAGTACAGCTACAGGTCTTGTTTGGTCTGCTGCTGGTTCTGGTGGTGATGCTAACCAAAACGCATTTTCTAATGTTGCAGTATCTGGTCAAACAACCGTAGCTGCTGATAGTACAACAGATACGTTAAACCTAGCTGCTGGAAGTAATGTAACTATTACAACCAATGCTTCTAACGATACTGTTACTATTGCTGCTACAGATACAAATACTACATACAGCGTTGGAGATGGCGGTCTTACACAAAATAACTTTACTAATGCTTTAAAAAGTAAACTTGATGGTATCGCTGCAAGTGCTACAAACGTAACTAACAACAACCAACTTACTAATGGTGCTGGATATGTTACAAGTAGTGGTAACACAATTATTGGTACTGACTCAGATATAAATACTTCTGGTGCAACTGTTATAGATCAGTTAAATATGACTGATGGTGTTATTCAGTCTCATAGTACACGAACTATGACTCTTGCTGATTTAGGTTATACAGGTGCAACGAACGCAAATAATATTACCAACAATAATCAGTTAACAAATGGTGCTGGATATATTACATCTGCTAACGGTGGTAATGCCGATCAAGTTGATGGATTACATGCTTCTAGTTTTTTAAGGTCAGATACTGGCGATACAGCAAGTGGAGACATTACATTTAGTGGTGGTGCTGGTGCTGCAACCATCAATGGTGGCAGTGATATAAGATTTGGTAACGGAAGTTGGACAGGTGAATCAACTAAAATACAACAGCACGACAACCGTTTATATATACAAGGTGGGTCAGATAGTAGCAAAAATATAGTACTTAGGAGTAACAGTGGTTCTGACCGTTGGTATATGTCTAATGCTGGTGCTTTTTACCCTGCTAATGATAATGCTTACGAAATAGGTGGAAGTAGTAACAGAGTCCAAAACTTATGGATGGCTGGTGGTATTTATTTAGGTGGTACTGGCAGTAGTAATTATTTTGACGATTATGAAGAAGGAACTTGGACTCCTACTATTGAGTTTAATGGTAATAACTCAGGCGTAAGTTATTCTAGTATTCGTGGAGGTTCTTACGTAAAAGTTGGAAGAATGGTATATGTTAGTTTTGCATTAGAACTTACAAGTAAAGGTTCATCAACAGGTGAATTATCAATATCTGGAATACCTTTTGCAGTAACTAGCTATATAGCAAATACAAGTGTAGAGCATAGTGGTATTTGTGCTTATTGGAAACACGTTAGTCCTAACATGGCTACAATGACTGTTACTGCACACGACATTAATGACGAATTAATGCTAAGAAATACTACTGGTGCAGAGGATGACCCAGATCAAATGACTAATGACGATATAGACCAAGACTTTACTGTTCGTGGTTCTATAACATACTTTACAAGTTAGACCGAGCTATGTCTTAAAACTAAGCCTAAACCAGTTTATATCGGAGATATACCCTAATGGCTTTAACAGAAAGCACAGAATACGACAAAATTGAAGTCGTAAAAAATGGATTCAGTGTACAAGTAAGAAAAGCGACAGTGATTCAAAAAGATGGTGTTGAACTAACTCGTTCATTTGAAAGATATGTATTAACACCTGGATATTATGATAGCAGTGGATGGGTCAATACCGACCTGTCTACTCAACCAGACGTGGTTAAAAATATTTGTAATTCAGTTTGGACAACCTCTTTAGTAACAGCTTATAAAACAAAAGTACAGCAACAAGGTGACAGCTAATGGCATTAACACAAGTTAACTCAAAAGGTATTAAAGACTCTGAGATAGTTGATGCTGATATTGCTAGTAACGCAAACATAGCTATATCTAAAATTAATACAGGCAGTCTTTCAATAGATAATTCTAATGTTTCTAACAGTGCAAACATAGATCAATCTAAAATAAATTTAGCAATTACTAACTCTGAAGTTGCTAGTAACGCAAATATTGATTTATCTAAAATAAACACAGGTAGTCTTTCTATTGATAATTCTAATGTAAGTAGCAGTGCAAATATAGATTTATCTAAAATAAATTTAAGTACCTTATCAGTAACTAACTCTCAAGTTGCTAGTAATGCAAATATTGATTTATCTAAAATTAATATAGGCAGCCTTTCGATTGACAATTCTAATGTCTCTAATAGTGCTGCTATAGCTCAATCTAAATTAAATTTAGCAATTACTGACAGTGAAGTTGCTAGTGGTGCAAATATTAATGCGTCTAAACTATTATTTCAGTATAGTGGCACTAGCACAACTAGGACTGTAGCTGCAAAATTTGAAGAGACAATATCAGTTACTGATTATGGGGCTGTAGCTAATAATGAAAGTAGTGCTACTACAAATAAAACTGCAATCCAAGCTGCTTTAAATGCTGCTGCTGGAAAAGCAAATCTTTATTTACCAAAAGGTACTTTTTTTGTTGATGGTGAAATCCGTATTCCTAGCAACACTTATTTTTTTGGTCATGGAGAAGGAAGTATTATCAAGATGAAAAATACTGTTGATAATATTACAACTCTTGTCCGTACAGGAGAAAGAAACCAAAAAAGAAAAAATATTGTCATAGAAGATATGACATTAGATTTTAACCGTGAACGGTGGCAGTATAGAGATCCAAGTCAATCAAATTATTTTGAGCCAAGAACTAATAATGCAAGTGGTACAAAACCAGTTGATAATATAATTAATGATGGTTCGAGTAGTATGCCTTATGGTGGAGATGCAGAACAAGATTATTGGGGTTGTACGTTAAGTATTTGTTTTAGTGAGAATGTTCTTATTAAAAATGTAAGGGCTTTAGACGGATATAAACATACTATTGATATTACTTCTCCTAAATACAGACGAAGTAATGCTGCTTCTTCTGATGCTAATTTTGCTGCTACTGGTTCAAACACATCAACCCCACAAATTTACGACACAGTATTACAAACTGGTAACGCTACTAAAGTTGGTCATATTATTACAGTAACTAAAAGTAATCACGGTTATGAAGTTGGAGATGAGATTTTTATAGATGTTGATAATTACTCACAATTTGAAGGTTTATATAAAATTTTAACTGCAGCAACTGGTTCATTTACAGTAAGAGCCACAAGATCAGGTGATACATTTTCAAACCAATCCTGTAGACTAATTCAAGATCAAGGCTCAAAATATGTCACTTTACAAAACTGCTATGCAACAGGTGCTGGTGATGATAATATTACTACTCATTTTTCATCAGATATATTAATTACTGGTTGTCACTCTGAGTACCCATCTGGTAGGTTAGTTCCACAAAACTCTAATTGTTTTGAGATAGATGATGGAAGTCGTAATGTAACATTAACTAATTGTGTAGCTAACAATGGTGAAAAAGGTTTACAGATTAAAGGTCACCGTTATGCTCCTGCTCCTTATAATATAATTGTAGACGGCTTACGTATAACTAATTGTGGCAATGGTCTAGACATTAAACACCAAGGTTGGGGTGCACTTGCTTCTGCTAATAATTTTGCTAATATGACCAACGCATACTCTGGTGGTGGAACAACATCAAATCCAAACCATCAAATTAGATCAGGAAATATTACATATGTTGGTTCTAGCCCTACAGCAAAAAATGTATCAATATCAAATGTACAAATTATTGCCCCAACAGGTTTTATAGGTCTTGGGCCTAATGATGACGGTCAAGTTAATAAATTATACACACCAAACAACCAAGTACATTTATATGCTTATGAAAATGTAGTGTTTACTAACATTATGATAACCGAGGGTACGTTTGATTTAGCAGGTGATTTTCAAAAAGCATTTTCTTCAAGATCAGAATATGGTAGTGGCCCCACTTTAGAAGCAGATTCTTCTAATGGTAGTGATATTGAAGAAGTTGTACGTGTGTATTATGGTGCTAGTCACGTAAGTTTTAAAAATTTAGCTATACACGGATTTAGAAATGCTGATGAAGGTATACAAGTATCAAGTACTTTCTTACAACATTTTGCGTTAGATGGTTTTATTTGTTCAGAAGGCCCAAATATAGGAGCCGATTTTGTTGAAACAACTGGTAATTTCCATGCAACCATAGATAATTGGTTAATTGGTAGATCTGGAAGTGTTGATTCTAATTCTCGTGTTATAAGAGACTATAAATTAGGTACAAGTTTTCATATTGGTAATGGAGCTGGATATGGGTATGGTAATGATAATGCAGTAGAAAGGGTTGATCCTTAAATTTTTTAAATGGAGATACCGACTATAGTAATACCACCAATTCAAAAAATTGAAACGGTAGAAATACCTTTACCTACTGCTGACGTTCCTAGTTATGTACCTTTGGTAGTGCCTCCTAGTGATCTTAAAGAACCAGAGGGTACAGAACCAGAGGCTACAGAAGAAGCACCTACTGGCATAAGGCAAGTTGACATACCGTTTACGGACTTCAAAATGCCTTTACCAGAAAACGAAATACTTGTTACTGCAAGTACAACAGCTGTTGTTTCCGTAGCAGCCACACTTACAGCTACAGCAGCTTTTAAGTGGGTTGTAACCGCACTAAAACCTATTTTAAAAATAACATTTAAAAAAATAAGTGGAAGAAAAAAAAGGAATGTGTAAAGAAGAAAAACAAGAATGGCTACATGATGCAGTTAAAATTTTAATATTATTTTGGTCTGGTACTATGTTAACACTTAGTTATTGGGAACCACCTAGCGGTAAAAAAATATTAGATTTTGACCCTACATTTATAGCCTCTGTTTTTTCAGCAAGTACAGCTTCACTAGGATTAAGCATTGGTTCAAGAAACGGAAACGGTAAACCTAAATGAAAAAATTATTTATTGCTATGCTACTGTTACCTGCAGGTGCATATGCTAATGTTGTCACGCCCCAGTTTACTACAGGGTCGATGAACTCAACAACCACAACTACTCAAACTATAACCGAAGTAGAACAGCGTCAAGTTTTTGGGGCTGAAGTAAAGACTTGGAACGGATCTAATGTAACACCCTCTGCTGATATAGCAGGTAGTGGTACTACATTTACCATAACAGATACAACTCTACCTTGGACACTAGAAACAACCACCAGATCAGCTGGATTAGTAGAACAATGGGACACCACAACAAACTATACAATAAACTCTACTACTACCTCGCTCTCTGTATTCTCACAATAACACCAGCATATGCGGAAGGAGACACCAATAAC